CCTACCTTCAACACAGTCCTTCAGTGCTCCAAAGCCTGAAATTCCCTCCTCGCTCTTTCGAGCCAGAACGTTGGCGTGAAGCTGGTTGGATCTTTAAAGAAGATACCAACATGATCCTTAACGTTGCCCGGCGCTTTAATTACAAAACAGAAGGAGATGAAATCACTTCCTTCGTCATTGATAATTTGGACCGCTTGGCAAGCATCGTCCCCGACGATGCGAAGGAAATCTTCGGCCTCCTCCATCGTAAAAAGGACGGTTCCTTCTATGCTCTCAGCTCGTCTCAGGGACCAAAGCTGTCGCAGCTCTATACGCTCGCAGCTCTCCTCCTTAATGAAAAAGGAGACCTCCGTCTCCGTCCAGACACGGGACGAGCCCCTGGTATTGGCTGGTTAATGCGCACGCAAATTGCTACTAGCCCTTTCCATCATCGTGGTGGCATCGCCCGCTCCAATATCATGTGGCATGGCTGCAAGAACTATGTAGTGGGCAAAATGGGCACGCGCAAAGCAGGTCCCTCCGGCAAGCTGCTTAGCCATTACAACTTTTCCCCCGCTCAAACTGACCAGTTCCGCTCCCATCGCAAAACCTACCTTCAAGCACAACGCACAATGCTCAGTGCAATGAAGAGCTTGCTCGTCTAAAAGCAAGCTATATTGCATAGGCAAACGCTGATTTCAGTTACTTTTCCAAGCTCGTCTTGGTTTTAGACGTTCTTTCAGCTTTGCCTCCTCTTGCCTGGTTTCAGTAAGATTTACGGACTAGCTCCGTTTTTAAGCCTTCTTCCAGGCTCTCCTCTTTCGCCAGTTTCACCACAGCTTACAAGCTTCGTCTTGTTCTCAAGTTGTTTTCTGGCTCATCATTACGCTGATCTCAAGGTGAATTTCGGACCGCGCTCCGTTCTCACACCAACTTTCAGCTCCTCCATTGCTTAGTCTCAACCCGATTTATAGACTTAGTTCTATTCTTACGACGTTTTCTAGGCATTAACAAAGCCCCGAGGGGCTTTTGTTTTTTCTAGATGAAAAATGACGCCACATTTTGAGGGGGATACCGCGGCCCCCAGACGCACACGCCCCTGCTACTGCGCTGTGTCAACGGATACCGTTTCACAATACGTTACAAAGTGAAAGCGTTCTCAATAAGGGGTGTTATTGAGAATTGAGGGTGATATTTGCACTGCAACTGTCAGGATTATCCCTTACTTCCCCAAGACAAAAGCCCGGCACTGCTGCCGGGCTTCATGCCGTCACTCAACCTATGGGCTTAGAAAGGCCCGTAACGGGCTTCCAGGGCTTCCAGGGCCGAACTGTAGGGAGATGCCACGCCGGCGACCGTAAGCCTCCCTATGGGCGCTTCTAGCGCTTCCAGAGAGTGCTCAGCTTGCCAGGCTTCCAGCGCTGCTAGCACGGCCAGGGCTTGATCTTTTGAGAAGGCAAGGCGAATCATAGCTTCGGGAGATAAAGAGCTTCTATGGCTGCAAAATATAATGGCCAGTTACGGCCGCAGTCTATAAAGAGATGCCAACAAAAATCATCACCGTGCATACTGTTCAGTGTGTCTTCGGCATGTTGAATAGTTTGCAAGTAGTCGACAGAGTAAGGAGATGGTATTTCAAAGGGCATGTTTTTTTGTGTGAGACAGAATAAAGGCCGCCTTTTGGCGGCCTGATGATTAGAAATCAGTAGTTTGCGTGAAATACAAACACCTGATCGTCAAACTCGATGGTATAGAAATCATAGGTGAGCTGATGATCCCATACGGCCTGCCAATCTATGGCGTGATAAATTAAAGAATCCTGCAAGCTTTCCAGTTCGTTAATGTATTCCTCCGTAAATTGTCTCTCCCATTGGTAGGTATCATCCATGACGGTATAGAAGGCATTGTCGAGTGCGTTAGTGTCGTTGATACCAAGATCGTTAAGTTCCTGAATGAAGTCTAGGATCATCGTATGGCCCCATTTCTCACCGAAGCGCTCGTGCACTTCATCGTAAAGTTCCTGCAGCGGCAGGCTTAGCGCGTCGTACTCTTTATCTTCATCGCGGGCTTCTTCAATGGTGACGTAGTAGTTAGGGTCAGCTTCTAATTTTGCCGCTAGTAGGGTTTCGTAGAAGCTAACAAAGGCCACCTTTCCATCGTTTCTAACGTGGCCAGACGCGGCCACTAGATCAGTCTTAGAAGGGAACAGTTCCGGGTATTTTGTAGTGTGCTCGATTAATGCTGCGCCGGATAGTTTCACAGTGGGGATAGTGTAGACATGGTTGCTGATGGCAGCCGAAATCACAGCGCCGGGTACGTAGGAAACGGCGGTGTTGGTAGTGTTGTTCATGTTTTTTTGGAGGGAAGCTGATTGAATAAAGGGAAGCGCTAATTAATTAGATTTCGCCAGGAAGCTTAGGGGCAACGGTTACAGCATCGGAAAGCTTGCGCCCATAAGAGCGCCCAACCGTAGCGGCTTCGGAATCGGTCATGGAGTCGAGTTCATCCCATACATGGTCAGGGATGGTTTCGCCATTAACGATATAGCAATCGGACGCAGCTAGTACTGATCCGTCGGTGGAAATGATCAAAAAACCGTGCAAAGGATTGGGGTTGTTGTTCATGGTTTAAACGAGGGTAAAGGTCATCCAAAGGCGCCGCGTAGTGCGCGGCCATCGCGCGAGAGAAACCTCCGGCGCGGTTGAACAGGTCAGGATTTCGAGGTACCAGGGAAGCGTATCACCGATCAGTGCCACTACAGCCACGAAAGCGCTTGTGATCAGCACGGCTGATCGTTTGACCATAGAAAGGCCGCTCATAAGCGGATACGCTTATCTGTGCCTGGAATCGCTCGGAATGACAAGCTGCGCTGATCAATGCCGCCTTGCTGGCTCCCATGAAACGATCGCGCGCGCGCGTATCACGACATGCGCCCATAAGGCAAGCGTCGCAACATTCAGCAACAATCGACGCCCATACCATTGCACGGGCCGGAAGCGCCAGCCGCGTTACGGTTTGAAATGTTTGCACTTAACGGCGAACAGTAGCGCTCAGATAAGGGCGAGCAGTAGGAGACAAACAGCAGCGCGCAGTGAGCAGCAGACAATGCCGAACAGTAGGAGACAAACAGCGTGCAGCAGTACGGGCAAACTACTGCCAGGGAATCGCGCGCCATAGAAACAGCTACTGGCGCGCGCAGTTCGGCTCACCTGCTGCCACAGAGTCACCACGCCATAGCCTCAGTAGCTGGCGTGATAAGTAGGCATCACTTAAGGCAGCCACTAGTAGTTATCACTTAAGACAGCCACGAGTAAGGGTTAGAAAAGGATCCTTTATCCGATAAGGGATGCTGATGGGAGGCCCCGCAAACCATCAGCATTGCTTATCCGATAAGGGATGCTGATCAATCAGCCCGGAATGATAAGCTCAGCTTATATAACACTAGTGTGATAATGTTATTGGTACGCCTGTACTACTATACGGCTATGCGCATATGCCGATATCGCTGTATGCGCATAAAAGCATAATAAGAATGATTTTCATTTTCACCGATCGCCCCTGGAGGCTCCGCCCTAGATACGCCTCTAGCCGGACCCTAGATACGCCTCTAGCCGGGTCTAATTTTCCAAGATAGGCCTCCAGCCGGGCCCCAGATAGGAATCCAGCCGGATCCAGCTCTTCATCCCCACTGATCTGCCATTGCATCTGCGATGCCTTGATATGTAAGACTTCTCAGCTTCCAGCGATCTTTGGAGGGTGGCATTTTATGGATTTTATTTTCCCTTCCATTGACAATATTTGTGGGCTGGAGTGGTGGAAGGTTTTTTAGCCATAAACACGTGGCCTTTGTTTCGCCATGGCCAAATTGCCATGGTTGAATAATTTGGCTTGGCTTGCGAATGCGTGAGGAGATGATGCTGATTGGATTTTCAAGCGCAATGCGTTCAATTGGTGCATTCAATAGCAAACGCACGAAATCAAGAGCTTCGGCCTGTTCATTTAGCTTATCCTTGAACCATCGGGCTCCACTGACTGCTAGGTGAGTGCAAGGTGGATGCGCCACCATTAAATCAAAGCCATCATGGAGGATGTCACGCACATCGCCCTGATGGTGCGGCCCTGGGCGATCAGTAGGCAGCAAGTCACAACTAATTGCATCGTGGCCACGAGCGATGAAGGCATCGCGTACTGTGCCAGAGTATTCGCAAGCAATAAGGATTTTCATTGTCAAAGACTACCAGCCATGCCCATCAAAAGCTGCCTTAACGGCAGCTTCTTCGCTTTCATAAGGCCCTCCCACGCCATTTTCATCATCATCGTCATACCAATACCAGCCTTCTGTCAGTTCGGTGCCTTTGCAGCAGTCAGCATCAAAGAAATCAATAAGGATCATGCCAGTTGCTCCTGGAGGCGCTTCCACATCCATTGCTCCTTGGTGGAAGGGCGAAGCAGCTCATAGCCCTCGTGGTCCACGATGGCATCGCCAGCGCTATCTACGTGCCCTTCTAGCTCACGCTGCCAGATGCCTCTGCAGGCCCCATCTGGGCCAAAGATGCCAATGGTGTCCTCACGGTCTTCCATCGCTTGTCGTACGTGAAAAATGAGTTGCTGGAGCGAGGCAGCTTGATAGCTGCCTCTTGTGCAGGAGAAATACGGGCCGTTGTCTTGGTAGGTGCGGATGGTAGTGATCATTGGTCGTAAGTGGAAAGGGGCTCGTCTTCAATGGAAAGGGCAAGTTGTTTGAGCTGATCTAGAGCTGCTTGGATGACATGGCCCCTACTAGCGGAGCTTTCATCAAGCAGTTCTTCCAAGGCTCTAATTTCATCGTGCAGTTCTTCAATGGAATGAAATATGCGCGCTGCATAAGACACGCCATATTCATCTTCAGAGACAAATGACAATGGGAAAGGCATGATCAACCGTTGATAGCGTTGTTGAAATACTGTTCAGCTTGCCACTTGTGGTCAAAGATGCCGTAGGAAGTGGTGTGGATGGAAAGCTCTGTAATGCGTTCCCAGCCGTATGCTTCCCACTTTTGGGAGCCATCGGCGCAAAGATAGCGCTGTACTCCATAGCCACTGTGTTGTGCTTGGCGATCAGCCTCAAGCTTGGCGAGATAAGGATCTTCGCGGTGACCTTCGTAGGGGCGGTGCATGGTTTGGTTGCGAACAAGAGAACAATAATTTGAAAGGGGCCGTAATCGGCCCCGCTGTAACAATGCTTAACAGAAGCTAGTGCGACCATTGGAATAGGCCCACCACTGCTTTTTGCCTTCGCTGGCTTCCTGCTCCCATGCTGCCCACTTCTCAGGCAGTGGCTCGGAGACAATGCGGGTGCCAGCAGGCACTTTGATGGGGCCACTGAGCGTAGAAATGGTCCATTGGTCCATCACGGGACCATTGATGTACCAGCTTTGGCAAACGTGAAGAAGACCAATCAGCTCGAGAGAGCGAGGATCTTCGGCGCCAGCTCTCTGCTGAGTAGGGAAAGGTT